AATGAGATGTACATGGAGCAACCCTCTAGCTGGATGGATTGGTAGCCATGCTTGACGATATCTCCCTGATTAAGCGGTTCACGCAGGATTTAAACGACGCGAACACGCAGCTCATAACCCAGTATCAAAAAACTGGCGAGGCTTTCGAGTTCTACTCCGGCGACTTGATGAATTACCGCGACACGGTGACGTATGCCGACACGTCGGGGCGAAAGAGAAACCAGTTGGTATGTTTCAACAAGGTCAAGCCGTATGTGAACGCAGTCAAGGGGTTCATGGCGCAGAACAGGCGCAAGGCCAAGTACTCTGCGCGGCTGTTGAACGACGACAGGCAAGAGGAGTTTTCGACATACTGCAACGCTCTGGCCGGATATGTGCGCGACGATGCGAACGCCGATCAGGTTGAGACGCAGCAGGACGGAGACATGCTGATTGGCGGTTATGGCGCGATAGACACGGCCATGACGTATGGCATCGGACAGGCCACGACAGATCCTAACGGACAGGTGATTGTCGGCAGATTAAATCCGTTGGTGGTGTTTTGGGATCCGAAGGCGCGGGACACGAATCTATTGGATGCTGGGTTCTGCGGTTACAAAAAAACCTACAAGCTAGAAGACGCGATGGATTTGTTCGACGATAAGTGGGCGGATCACTTCGACGATGCTAGCAAGGATTCGGAAAACGGTGACGATGGGTACAGATATTATCAGCGCGGCGGACGATATAACAAGGTTCGCGAGGATTCTGTTGATTGGAACGACAAGAAAAAAGATATGGTAAACGTGTATTTCTATCAGTGGTTTGAATATGAGACGTTCTACCGTGCGGAAAACCCGTTAAAGAAGCTGCAAAACCCGCAAGCGGTTGCGCTGGTGATGATGAAGCTGCAAGAGCTGGCGGCAGATGCCGATGGCGATATATTCTCCCTCGACCCGCAGGCGGAGATACTGACGTTCGACCAAGAGACCAAGGGCAAACTGGTGGCGGCACTGGGCGAATATATCGAGCCGTTTGCGTACAAGCGCAAGGTATACTACACGGCCATCTTGTCCAAGAGCCATGTGTTCACGAAATACAAGAGTCTAAGCCAGCAGGGGTTTACGATTAAATTCAAGACCGGCGATTGGGACGATAAAAACAAGATATGGGTTGGCATGGTTCAGTCCATGAAAGACCCTGTGCTGTACTACAACAAAGCCCTGACAGAGATGATGCGTATCATCGCGTCGAACAGCAACGGCGGGGTGATGATTGAAGAAAACGCCGTTGACGATATACGGCAGTTTGAACAGCAGTATGCGCGTACGGATTCGGTTGTCGTAGTTAAAGAGGGAGCCGTTCAGAAAGGCCAGATACGCGCTAAGAAAGAGCCGTATACGCCGTCTGGGTACGAGGCCATCATACAGGCCGCCGATGCGTCTATTAGCGACGTGAACGGAATAGACCGAGCATTTCTCGGAAGTTCGGAAAACAAGCAGGAAACGGGGATATTACAGCGCAGGCGCATAAAGCAGGTAACGTCGTCGTTGGCGTGTTACTTCGATGCCATCACGTTGTATCAGAAAGAACATGCGCGGCTGCTGTTGGACTTCATGCGCGTGTTCGTGGAGAACAACTCCGGCGGAATGTTCAGGATACTGGGGGAGAACGGCAAGGAGCGGTATCTTGAAATAACCTCTGATAAAATGTGTTCAAATTATGACGTTGATATAATCGAATCGCCACAATCGGATGAAGATAAGATGGAGTTCGCGCAGTTGTTGACAAGCATCGGCGATAAGTTGTTGACCGTTGACCCCGCATCTGGAAAGATAATGTACGCGCTGTCGTTGCAGTACATTGGCCTTGAGCAGGACGACAAACAGAAAGCCTTGCAGGTTCTGATGCCGCAGCAGCAGCCAGTTGACCCCGCCTATGTCAAACAGCTTGAAGACCAGATACGGGCGTTGAACGATGCTACCAACCGCGCGTTGCTGGAAAACACGATGTCGCAAACCGAGTTGAATAAGGCGCGTGTCAACGAGGTGGCGGCGGCGACGCATCAAAAGATAGCGGCGGCAAGCAAGACGGAGCAAGAGGCCATAAAGACGCACGTTGAAACGGCGTTTATGGAGAACAATCCAGAAAAAACCACGGCCAACATCTAACTGGAGGCAACATGCCAAAGACGATCTACGAGCAGATTGAGGAACACGAGGCGGAGCTTGAAAAACCGAAGGGAGAGGAAAATGGAGAAGAAGCGGGAGAGCCGAAAGGCGGAGATGAAGGAAAGCCCGAAGATGCAGAGGGCGGAGATGAAGGCGGGGAAGGAAAGCCACCCGAAACTGGCGAAGCTGTCGCTGAGCCTGTCGAAGAAGAAGTAGTCAATCCGTCGGCTGCGGCGTTCGCTAAGCTGCGTCGCGAAAAGCGCGAGGCCGCCGCTGCTGCTGCTAAATTGGAGCAGGAATTGGCCGCGGTAAAGCAGCAGCCTGCTAAACAGCAAGCTGAGCCGACAAAAGACAACCCCGACCCAGAGCCGGACAAGCTGGCAGACCGTACATCGTGGCTTGAATGGAAGCTGCGCCAAAACGAGCGCGAAGTTTCAGAGTTCAGGGCGTGGAAAGCAAAGCAGGAACAGGAAACCGAACACAGCCGCACGGTTAACGAGGCCGTGCAAGAGTTCAACCAGATTGTCAATGAATACAAGAAAGGCAACGCCGACTTCGACAACGCGATGTCGTTTGCGGAAAAGAGGTATGCCGAAAGTCTGCGGATACTGAACCCGTCGCTGTCAGATAACCAGATACGCACGGCCATAAACCAAGAGGTTCTGAAGCTGGCGGCTATCGCTGCGGCCAAGGGGTTGAACCCAGCCGAGGAATTATATGACATGGCAATCGAGCGGTTTGGATATGTCAAGGCCGAGGAAACCACCAAAAAGCCCGATCTGAAAAAGATAGAGGAAAACAAGAAACGCTCCGTTTCTGGCATCGCAGCTGCCGGAAGCAGCGGAAAGATGCCGTTGACGTTGGAGGCTATTTCAAAGATGAGCAACGGAGAGTTTGCCAATCTTGACCCAGCGTTATTGCGGCAGCTTGAAGAAGCCAGTTGACATGGTGAGAGTTTTGTGTTGCTGTTAGTCGCCTGCAACAAAGCAGAGGTTTCCCCGTATCTTACAACGGGCTACTGCAACCGCCGTCACGGGCGTAAAAACGTAGAGGTTCCGGCCCCTTGCTATGGTCGAGTCTCGCAGTTGATGTCACACACTTCGTGCAACTCAACTCATGGAGATTCACATGGCCTCGACGGACATGCTCACAGGCAACTCCCTTACCAGAAAGGTATGGGAAAAGAAGGCTTGGGCGCAGATGATGGCGCGTACTGCCTTCGGACACGTTTTCAATCGTGGCGCGGTTTATTACCCGCCCGAATTACTCGGCCAACGCGCCGTAGGCGACAGCGTAACGTTCGGATATGTCGGCAAACTGACGGGTATCCCCGTCGGCGAAGGCGGCACTATGGACGGCAACGAGGAAGCCTTGCAACTTGGCAACCACGCGATGGCGATGAACGTAACCCGTTCGTCGGTATTGAATCCTAACGACGACAGCATCGAACAGCGGCGTACCTACATCGACTTCGAGAGTTCCGCTCGCGAAGCCCTGACACGCCGTTGCGCAGAATTGCTCGACACCGCTACGTTCTACCAGTTGGCTGGCGCGGCTCCGACCTCGCTGACCATCAACGGCACCTCGTATGCGTCTGCGGCAAACCTGTTGCACGTTCAGGGGCATAACACCCCCGTCGCGCCTTCGACGAACCGCATACTCCGTGCGAACAGCGCGGCTAGCGACCAAGCGTTGACTTCATCGGATACGTTCACTCTCGACATGGTGGACTATGCCTTGGAGTTGAACGAGCGCAGCGATCAGCCAATCGAATCGTTTGACGACCAAACGTTTGACTTGTTCCTGTCGCCCGAGCAGTTGGTTGACTTGCAGCAGAACGCCACGGGTAAAATCCAGTGGTTCAACATCGAGCTTGCTAAGATAACTGGCGGCTACAAGGATAACGAGCTGGAAAACCGCTTTAAGAACAAGCTGGTTTGCGCCGGACGTTATCGCAACGTCAATATCTATCAGGCAAACCGTACGGCTTATGGCGTTAATGGCAGCACCTCCGCCGTTATAACGACCGTGCGTCGTGCCGTTATGGTGGGCAAGGATGCTCTGTCGTTCGCCTCTCCGTTTGGTGGGCGCGTGACGGATGACAACGTTCCGATAAAGTTCTTCTCAATGCTCAAGGACTACGAGTACTACAAGGGAATCGAAGCCCGTATGATATACGGTCTTAAAAAGATGATTCCTTCGGGCAAGGAAGACATCGGCGTGATGGTTCTTTCCACCTACGCTGCGGCTCACACCTAATCGAGAGGAGTCTGTAACATGGCGTTAACACTTCCTTCTATCGTGCCGTCGGGATACGCCGGTACGAGTGCGGATTTCCAAAAGACCAAATGCGACAAGTCTGGTGCTGTCCGTTTGGTTACTGGTTCCGTGACGGTTCCGGCCTCTACGGCATCGGGAACGATAATCGGCCTGTTCCCCTTCAACAAGGGAGCGAAGGTCTCTTATGGTTCGCGTGTCTATGTGGCTGACTTGGATACCAGCACCAACGTGACGTTGGATGTCGGTTACCAGTACTACAACAGCGACACGGGGACTTCGCAAAACGCTGGTTTTGTGTCGGCCTCGACCGCCCCGCAGGCTGGTGGAATGATTGAGATGACCGCCGTCACCTCGATGACGTTCACCGCTGCTGGCGATGGTTGGGTTATTGCTAAAATCGGTGGTGGCGCGACCACGACCGAGGGCGCGATAACCTTCAACTGCTCTGTCGCTTACGACCCTAGCGGCGTGACGAACGCCTAATAAGGTAGGTGCATTATGCCCACGTTCGGGGAATTGAAAGCCAAGGTTTCGGCCAAACTACTTGACCCTAATCACACGGCTATCTCTGCCTTGGACGTGGGCGATGCGCTTATAGATAGCCTTCGTTATTGGAAGCAGCACCGTTTCTGGTTCAATGAAGCGCACGCCACCACCACGTTGACGTATAACAATCCTGTGGTTTCTGGGATTCCGTCCGATTTCCTGTACGAGTTGCCGGACAACGGATTCGTTATCGAGTTCAACAATCTGTCTTACAAATTGGCGAAAAGAAAGCCTGACGAATATGACTTTGTTTCGATAAAAGGCATAGGCTTGCCGTATATCTACACATGGCGTTTCGGAAGGTTTGAGGTGTATTTCTATCCCAACATCGCTTACACGATGCACATTTATTACGTCAAAGATTATGCCGATTTTTCTGCCGATGGCGATGAAAATGACTTCACCACGAATGCCGACCGTTTGCTGTACTATGAAGCTCTGACAAGGCTTTATGGCGAGCAACGGCAAGACGACCAGAGAGCCGCATACTATCGCGGAATGGTACAGCAGGAAGCCGCTGGGCTGGTTACGCGAAGCAATAAAAACGTGGCTAGCGGAAGGCTTAGCATCGAATCAATCATCTAACCGGAGGGTCTCAACATGTTTCTCACAATTGGTGCGCTCAAGCGTCTGTCGGGGTATCTCGCTGGCCAGTTGAAATCCGCAGTGTCTATCACCGGCGGAGCGATTGACGGCACAACGGTTGGTGCTACGACTGCCTCGACGGGTAAGTTTACGACGCTTACCACGACCAGAGGCGGCACGTTCACATGCAACGGAGCAACGCCTGTTACGGTGTCCAACACCAACATAACCGCTAATTCTTGCGTGATAATCACGCTCAAGACCGTTGGCGGTACGGTTGGCGCGGTTCCGGCCATACAGACCATAACCGCCAGCACGGGTTTCACTGTAGCGGGGACGGCAGGAGACACATCGGTGTATAACTACGCAATCGTAAACAACAACGGTTAACGTCATGGCGCAGACTTTCGTGTGCAAAGCGGCTGATAGCATATCGTCATGGTACTGGGATGACGAAGCGCGGAAGTTTGTGCAAAAGGATGGGGAAAGCCGGATAGTGTCGAAGCTGTCCGGCAATTACCTGCCCAATCCCACTACGTTATGGGAGCAACGTTGTCTAACTGCCGGATGCAAGCAGTCAGATTTCAACGGACAGCAGCTAAGGCCATCTGATGCCACGTTTGCGCTATATGACTACTGGCAGGGAGTAAAATAGATGCCCGATACCACGCCCAATCTAGGTTTGTACAAGCCCCTCGTTAACGACCCTACAGACCAAGATTTGTGGGGCGGGTATCTAAACGAAAACGCAGATACGCTAGACACGTTTTTGTCAACTCTATATCCGGTAGGCAGCCTGTATTTCAACGCATCCAACGGCACTAATCCTGCAACGCTGCTGGGGTTTGGTACTTGGACAGCATTTGGACAGGGGCGTGTATTGCTTGGCGTAGGCACCGGAACGGATAGCCGCGCTGAGAGTAAGACATTTGCGGCTGGTGCTACGGGCGGTGAATACAATCATGTTTTAACCACCGGAGAGATGCCTTCGCATAACCACGGCGTGACAGACCCAGGGCATTCGCATAGCTATGCGTTATCTCCTGATGGGAGCGGAGGGGGGTATCATACAACAGAACCATATCAATCGTCGAGCAATGGGATAGATTCCACACACAATACCACCTCATCTACCACCGGAATAACCATCAACAACGCTGGCTCCGGCACGGCGCACAATAACCAAGACCCCTACATCGCGGTTTACATATGGCGACGGACAGCTTAACCGATGACGACAACCCCCGCAAAACTGATGCCGATAGAGATAACAGCGGGGGTGCAGCCGAATACAGACGCGACGCCTTTTGTAACCACCCACTATACCATGAGCGACAAAATAAGGTTTCGCTTTGGGAGGCCGCGAAAAATTGGTGGTTGGGTAGCGACTGATTTTGATTATGGCGCGAGCATATCCGGCAAGATACGCTCGATTTATAGCGCGTTTATCGGCAGCGTGACATCCACAGTCGTAGGCACACACCAAAAGCTATATTCGATAAAGGGAACACGGCTCACCAACATCACTCCGTTAAGCACCACGACTAATGCCATTCCTGATTCACTTAACACTGACTACTACACGTTAGCGGCGGATCCGATTTCAACCGTTGACGGCAGCAACGTCATAACCATCGCCGATGCGGATGCCGCTAGATACCAAATCGGCGACCACATAACCATATCCGGCGCGACATCGGTCGGCGGTATTGACGCGGCGACATATATCAACATCGCCCATAGCATCCATACGATAGGAACGGGAAATTATACGTTTCTGGTAGGAGCGACCGCCACCAGCACGGCCACCGGAGGCGGTGCGGCTGTCCTAAGGGCTACGGGTTTGCTTGAGGTATCCGCCACGGCGCATGGACAGGCAAACGGCGATAGGGTCAAGCTGGCTGGTGCAGTAGATACCGGAGGCATCCTTGCAGCAGATATTAACTCCGAGTTCATAATAAGAAACGTAAGCGCAGATATTTTCGAAGTGATGACTGACGGTGTTGCAACGTCTTTGGTTAGTGGAGGTGGGGGTGCTGCTGTTACATATCAAAAAGAGATAGCAGACGGATACGTCGATGAAGCCTATGGCATGGGCTATGGCATGGGGCTGTATGGAGTAGGTCTATATGGAACGGCATTGTTGTCGTCGTCGGGCAGAAAATATCCGCGCATCTGGTTTATGGACAGATACGGGGATAATTTTGTTATGACCGCAGGAAACGAAACTGGTATCTATTCATGGGACGGCGACACAGTTGTCGCACCGACGTTGATAAGCGGTGCGCCGACGGACGTTAACTATGCGTTCGTATCAGACAATATCTTGCTCACGTTCGGTTCCGGCGGGATTAAAAACCGCATATTTGCCAGTGACCAAGGAGATTTCACCAATTGGACGAGTTCAAGCACCAATCAGGTGTTTGACGATAACATCGAGGGCGCGGACAAGCTAATATCTCATGTTTCAGTAGCTGGGCGTAACCTGCTGTTCACTGAACATCAAACGTATTCGCTGTCATATATCGGCCTTCCATTGGTGTGGAAAACCGAGTTGATAGACGGGGCAATAGGGATTATCGCGCCTATGGCCAGATGCGTGGTAAATGGTGTCGCGTATTGGATGGGGCAGTCCAATTTCTACAAGTGGGCGGGGGGAAACATAGAGATAATTCCAGCCAACACACAGGTGCAAAGCACGATACTTAACTATGTGTTTTCCAATCTAACCTCGGCGCAGCGCAGCAAGATTTTCTGTTGGTACAACGAGCAGTACAACGAAATATGGTGGCATTATCCGGCATCGGCCAGCAATGAGCCTGATAGGGTGGCCCGCTTGCAAGTAGGCGATTTGGTGTGGTCGCCAGATACTATGGATAGGACGGCGGCGGAATATCCGATTTTATCGCTCGGATACCCGCGCTTGGCCGGAAATGATTCCCTCATATATCGTCATGAATACGGAAGTGACGCGAACGGCGCAGCGTTGGCTTGGACGCTGACGAGCAACTCGCGTTATTCAGGCAAGGCCAATGCCCTATTATCGGGCTTCGTTCCTGATAGCATTCAAACTGGAAACATATCGGTTGATTTGGATACGCGCCAGTTCCCACAATCGGCGGCGGCTACGTTCGGCAATTCTTACACGATTACGCCCACCACGGAGCGCGTTACGGCGCAAAACATGGGGCGGTTTTGGAAGTACACTTGGCGGGGCGATGCGGTTGGCAACGATTGGCAAATGGGGCAATGGCTTGAGTACATACAGGAGTCGTCGCAGCAATGAAGACGTACCCTCGCATACAAAACACGGATACTCGCCACATTGTCGAGGTTTTGCAATATGTGTCGCGTGAACGCGATGCCGACATTGCGGAATGGAATAATTTATCCAACGTGTTCATGAGCGGGCGCAAGGTCGGAAAGGTCCCGACGAGTTCCACCGATGTTGCGGCTACTGATAGAATTGGCGATTTCAATTACAGCGCGAGTTACCTCTATTTGGCGGTGGACAACGCAGGGAGTTTGGCATGGCGGCGTATTGCGTTAGCTTCTTGGTGATAGCCTTCGCGTTCCTGTATAGGGCGCGTGGTGGCTTCAACACGCTTGGCGGCGGCACACAGGCTGCTAGGCTAGTGTTTTGGGTATTGCCGATAACGCTATGGGCGGCCACGGTAGATTATCGCATGGCGGTTTTGTGTGGTATCGGATCATTTCTGGGGTTGATGATACCGCATGGCTGGGCGTTTGGTGATACCAAGCCCCTGCATGTGCTGGGGATGGCGGCGATCGGATTAGCCCGCCTGTCGCTTATTCTGGCTCCGCTGGCGTGGTTCAATCATAGCTTGGTGTGGTTTTTCCCAATAGGATTGTTGCATGGATTAGTGTATTATTGCGGAAACAAGTGGCTGTTCAAATACGATATTCCCCTAAAATGGAATGAAGCGCGGTTTACGGATGGCGGTACGTCTTGGGGTGAAATACTCACGGGCGCGGTGTTCGGAGCGGTGTTCGCATGTGTCTATCTTACGGCATAGAGCCTGTGGATAAGCTGTTGGCCGATGGGTTGCATTATTTGACTGTTAAACATTGGGCGGAGGTTGAAACAGGGGCGTTTGACCCCGATTGGGATGCGGTGAGGGAAGCGGAGAACAGCGAACGAATGAGGTGGTTTACGGTTAGGATAGACGGTGAATTGATAGGATATGCAAGCGTTTTAATGGTTAAGTCTTTGCAGCAAAAAGGCAAGGAATATGCCGTCATAGAGGATTTGTTTGTCGATAAAGAACACAGAAAGACAGGCGCGGCGTTGGGGTTATTGCGGTTCACAATCAGGTTGCTAAAGACGCTAAACGTTTCAAGCATCATGGTTGGAGAGCCGCACAAGAAAGAAAAGCGTGACTTGGGCGTGTTGTACAAACGGTTGGGGTTCAGGCGGCTTGAAACCATCTGGGAGATGAGGACATGAAGAGCGTTTTCGGCGGTAGTGAAAGCAAAAGTACGGCTCAATCTGGCTGGGCATTATTGCCGCCGGAAATACAAAACGCATTCAAGTCCATGGCATCGCAAGCATCGAGCATGTTTCCTGAGAGCGGCACTGCGGCGAGCATGTTTACTCCCACGCCATTGTCCGAGGCAGAGCAGAGCGCAATATCTAACATCAATGCGGGGTCTGCGCCTACGGCTCAAAGCATTCAGTCCGACATTGCGATGCAGACCAATCCGTTTGACCAATCGGTGATAGATACAATCAACCGAGAGGCGGCAGGACAGGGGAGCCAGTTACGTTCCATGCTGACGAGCGCGGGGCAATATGGCTCAAACAGGGGAGTTTTGGGAGCAAACGATATAGACCTCACACGGCTAAATCAGATTGGCACGTTCAAGCAAAACCAATTCAACACAGCCCTAAACAATGCGCTTACCACTATGCCAGCAGCGCGGATCGCATCGACGCAAAACATATTGAACACAGGAGACTACTTGCGGAATCTTCAAGGACAAACCACGCAAGCCCCGTACACGGCATTGGCTAGGTTCGCGGGATTGCTGGGGGCGTTGCCGCAGACTGGTGGCAGCACACAAACACAAACGAGTGACACAAGCGGAGACGCTATTGGTGGAATAGGAAGGCTGGCCTCTGGTATTGGGTCATTGTGGTCTGCATTTTCCGATAAACGACTAAAGAAAGATATTGTGTCAATAGGACAATACAATGGGCACAACATATACAGTTATGAATACATTTGGGGAGGCGGAAGACAAATTGGCGTAATGGCGCAGGAAGTGGAAAAGACCAATCCCAGTGCCGTTATCGAGCATCCAAGCGGATACAAGATGGTTGACTACTCGCAGCTATTCGGGGTGTGACATGGCAAACGCTTTTGAATATCAACCATTAAACGCATTGCAGCGTTTTGGCGCGGCTCTACAAGGGCAAAACGATATCTTGATGAAAGACCGTCAACAGAGTGCGTTGGCCAGCATCGCCAACGCAATACAAAATGGCGAATTATCTCCGCAAGACGCATCTCAACAAATAGCCTCTATTACGGGAGACCCGTCTGCTTTGGTCAAAATAGCAGAGTTCCAGCAACAGCAAGCCGGTCGCCAACGCCTTGCGGAAATGATGCAGCAAGAGCCTAATTTGGACATGACCAACCCGCAGACGGTGGCGCGACTGACGGCCTCGGGAGTTCCTTCGAGTGTCGTTAGCGACATGCTGCAAGCCCAAGGGAACGCCGTACAGGCGGGTGGCGGAGCGACGGGCGCGTTAATACAGCAGCTTATGAAAGCCACGGGGATGACGTTCCCACAGGCTTTACAGGCCGTTCAAACGGGGTATAGGCAAAACACGGCATTAACACCCGAGGGAGTAGTGCAGCCATTGGCGGGGGCAACTGATACGTTAAGCGCATTGGATATGGCAAAGGAAGCGGGGAAACAGCAGGCTAAGCAGGAATATCAACCAGCAACTGAACGCATGATAGCTGAAGCCAAACAAGGAGTGGAACAACAAGGAAAGCGGATTGACGAGGCCAAAAAGACAGGAAACTCATTCGATGTTATGGCCTCGGCGTTTCCATTGTTAAATGTGGCGGGGGCTGGCATTTGGGGAAATATTACAGCAACGGCTAAACAATGGGCGAATATCAGCGACGCACAGACCCAAGCCAACAATAAATTGGCTACGTTGTCGGGTTGGCTTGTGGCCAATGTGCCGAGGATGGAGGGGCCGCAATCCAACTTTGATGTTGAAAATTATAAGACAATGGCAGCGGATATTGGAAATATCGACATTCCTATTGGAGACAGGCAAGCCAAACTGCAAGAATTGTGGAAATTGCAGGAAAAATATTCTGCGCTTAACCCCAACTTGAAACTAAGACCCCGCCCTTGGGAACAGCAGCCTAGCATACCATCCATATCAATGGAGGAATTAACTGCTCCACAACCTAAAGGAAATACCGCACCCCCATCCATGAACACGGGAAGCGAAGGCATTAAGATAACAGAGCCTAGCACCGGACAGTGGGGAATTAGAAGGGTGAAGTGATGGCAACTTACCAAATAACAGCCCCCGATGGCGGAGTTTATGAGATAACTGCTCCCGATGACGCTACGGAGCAGGAAGTCCTAGCTTACGCCCAACAGAATTATTCCCCCACACCCCAGCAGCAGCAAACGCCTGCGGTACTACCCGACGTTGCAAAGAGCTTGGGTGCTGGGGCTGTTGAAGGACTAGCCGCAGCCCCTGCATTACCGTTGTCTATAGGCGCGTGGGCTGGTGGAAAATTAGCAGAAAATCTTGTCGGGAAGGCGGGGCAAGATGTTGATACTACTAGCGGCCTCGGCAAACTGGCCTATGATTATCTAGGCAAAATATATGGTCAAGGCGGCTTGGCGGAGAATCTACCATCTGGTTTTCTGGATACGGCCAATAAACTTGGAGAATTGATACACACTCCCCAAACCACCGGCGGAGAATATGCCAAAACCATCGGCGCGTTCTCATCCGGTATGGTTCCGTTTGCCAAAGGAGCCACAGCACTGCAATCGCTCGGGCAAGCCCTAAAACAGGGTGCTGTCGCAGGAATTGGCAGCGAAACGGCGGGACAGCTTGCAGAGGGCACAGAATACGAGCCTTGGGCTAGATTGGCGGGCGCCGTAGCTGTTCCTGTTGCCGGAGCAGCGGCCAGCAAAGCATTTTTGCCCACCATTTCAGAGGAAGTTTCTAGGATTGGGAAACTGGCAACTGAAAAATACGGCATACCGCTTACGTTGTCCCAATTAGGCAAATCACGCACTATTCAAACAGCGGCGGCAACTGCTGCGGAGGTTCCGTTTAGCGGTTCGCAAAAGTTCGCAAACAGCCAAATACAGAAATGGCAGGAAGGGGTAGCCAAAACATTCGGTGAGGACAGCAAGACCATTACGCCTGAAGTTATAGACAATGCGTTTACAAACATCGGACTTAAGTTTGACAAGGCGTTAGCCGGTGAAAAGGTTCCTGTCACTGAAGATGCAGTCAATAAATTGGCCGCCATACAGGCAGAATTACCTAATAAGATGATAAAGGACTATCGAGAGGTTGTTGAAAACAACATAAACAGAATAATTGACGAATCTAACGGAGGATTCATAACCGGAGAAAAGATAGGCCAGCTTCGTTCGGCCGTAACTGGCGCGATTAAGGGCGTTAAGGACAACGCCGAGGCGGCATCTGCGCTAGGGCGAGTTCGCGACATAATCATGGAATTAGGCACCGCCAAAGACCCCGCTAAAATGGAGCTGCTTAACACGGCTCGGTTGCAGTACAAAAACCTGAAAACAGTGGAACCATTGGCGGCCAAGGCTGTTGACGGTTATATCTCTCCGGCATTGCTGCAATCCCAAGTGGCTCGTTCATTCCCCAATTTTGTAAGGGGTGGCGGCGGCGAATTGGGTGATTTGGCTCGCATCGGCAGCACATTTTTGAAAAACGTAGTGCCAGATAGCGGCACGGCTAGGCGTGCAGCTGGTTTGTATTCGTTAAAAGAAATAGGCAAGGGATTGGCCGCGACCGCAGGGTTGGGAGGTGGGGCTGCGTTGGGTGTGTCATTGCCTGCTCTTGCAGTTGGCGCGGCTGCTCCAGTGGCACTATCTAGGCTTTTTAACACACTGAATGCTTCCAAAGGAGCGGTGAGAAAAACGCTTACCTCTCCCCAAGGTTCCGCTCTTGCCAATCTGGTAAAACGCTTGGAGGCTCCCGCCTATCTAGGAATGGCCAATAGCGCAATGTCTGAATAAGTGGTATAACTGTCCTCACCAACCGGAGTAACTCACATGGCCAAAAAAACCACAGCAACCATCGCTAATGGGGCATCGCTTAGCGGTGCGATTGACATGAATCGCATTCGCTCGTCTGCGGAAGGAGTGGGCGGGCATGGGATACACTTGGCAGCCATTCAAATGCCTTCCGCATGGACTGCGGCAAATATCACATTTCAAGGAAGTGTGGACGGTTCTACATACTATGACCTATACGATATGTATGGGACGGAGATACTGGTTACCGCCGCAGCAAGTCGTATGATAGCGTTGGACTTGACGATGTTCGCTGGCATCAATTTTGTGAAGATTCGCTCTGGGACAACGGCAACTCCGGTAAATCAAGGAGCAGACCGTGCGATAGTGATCGGCTTAAGGGTGGTCTAAATGGCAATTACACCCATATTTGGCGAAAGATACCGCCCTGTTTTGCGGCATTCTTTTTATGGGAATATGCCAACTGGGGCGGTTTGGACGCGCTCAAGCAATGCGTGGTATTTCGACAGCACGGGAACGCTTCAACAGTCGTCCGCGAATAATGCAAGGTTTGATTATGACCCATCAACGCTAGCCCATCGCGGCCTAATGTTGGAGGGTTCTCGCTCTAATTATGTCCGTAATTCTGTATTGGCCGGAGCAGTAGCGGGAAGTCCAGGGACTTTTCCCACAAACATGGCGCGAAATGTAGGCAGCGGAATAAGCATTGATATTGCCGCTGTTGGAACAGAAGTCGGCATGGCTTACATTGATTTACGAGTTTATGGAACTGCCTCCGGCAGCAGCGGGGTTAGTTTGCAATTTGAGACGAATACAGGTATTGCCGCAACCAATGGGCAATATCGCAACGTTTCCTGCTATGTAAAAAAGGTATCTGGAAGCACAGCCAACATTGATATTATCCGTCTAAACTCTCTAGAAAAAGATGCAGGAGCGGTTACTTTAGTTACTCATTACGGAGCAAACATACTAACGAATGTAACTACCACGATATATCGAGCCGATTACACATTCCAATGCACGGGAGGTGGAACCGTAGCTTATGAAAAACCATTGCTAGAGTTTGCGTTTACTAATGGAGCGGTAATAGATTTAACAATTCGTGTATATCAGCCTCAAGATGAATTGGTAAACAATGCTAACGATTGTGCTAGCAGTCCTATACTTACTAGCGGTTCTGCATATAATAGGACGGCTGAATATGGAGCGGTTACTAGTTTACCTTGGATAAATCAGAATAATGGAGCGTTAATTATAACTGCTCTTTCCCCTAATGGGACAACCAACTCAAGCAGCACTCAAGCCATTGTAACCATTGATGATGGCACTGCTAGTAATCGCCACATGGTAGGTAGATATACCGACAAAGTAGCTGGTATCACTACCGTGTCTAGTAGTACTACCGGAAATCCCACATCTCCAGCAACATGGGTGGCTAACACAATATTCAAACAGGCATATTCGTTTGCTCTTAATGATTTTAGAGGGGCTGGTGGTGGAACGTTATCTACAGCAGACACGTCTGGGGCAATACCTACAGGGATAACCAGATTATTGCTTGGAAATAGTTCGTTTAATGGATGGCTGAAAGAGATATGTTATTACAGCAAGAAATTGCCAGATTTCAAATTGCAATCCCTAACGAGGTGACGAAATGGCTGGTGACGTAACCATCGGATACTTGCAGCGGCTCGGAGTTGATGTCGGCGTCATTGATGACTCCGGATTCCCAAACTTTTCCGATTCATTCGTCGGGCTTACTAATGCGACGGATAATTCCGCCATTTTGCAAACAGCCATAAATGACAGGGTATCCCAAGCAACCAGCACAGGCATGACCATAGGGATTATGCCTTGCTACATAGCTGGTGGCCATTATCTATTTACATCCGCCGTTACTATGCGCCCGTGGACGCACATCAGAGCAATAGGCAACCTATGGCTTGACTTCTCCGGTATGACAAGCGGACGTGCTGTTTATATTCACAACAATGATGCCCCTGTGTGGGAAACTAGCTCGGCCGGTGGGCGATGCAATGCCGGAAATCTAAGCCCCGCATTTGGCGGGATAAATGGTGCTTTCTATCTAAGCGGGAACAGCAGGGACGGAACCGTAATAGGCGTTAGATTAGGCCCTGATAGCTACCAAGCTGGCGGGCAATATGCCGTGCGTGACGTTCGCTTAGAGGGCTTTCAAATAGCCAATTTCTCTGTCGGAATAGAGGTAAGCAGCAAGAACACCTACCTTTGCGAGATACGGGATTTCAATCTCAACCGCTGTGGGACGGGCCTAAGAACAGAGCTTGGCGCGACGGGCGCACAAAATGCTGGCGAGCGCATGACGGCCAGCAGCGGGGAAATAGGTAGCTGTTACATCGGAGTACATATCGACAATGATACCGCATGGACGTTTAACG